TCATACTGCTATTATATGCGATAACTCTTCATCAATTTTTCGCATAATTTTTTGGTTGTTTTCTTTTGCTCGTCTGTTGCTGATATCGGTGTAAACATCCTTCGTTGTTGCCTCGTTTGCGTGTCCGAGCAACCTCTTAGCTTGTGTAATATCAATTCCTGCCTCGTTCAGAAGTGTAGCGTAATTGTGCCTCAAACAATGAGCCGAAATAACAGTAAGGTTATTATCGGTAGCATACTGCCTTAATCCCACATCGACACAATATGCATCCCATATCTTCTTGTAATGAGATTCGGAAAGCAATTTACCGTCTTTATCTGTAAACAGATAACCCTTTTTCTTTTTTGGAATGTGTAACATAAGCTGTTCGGGAATATATATATCTCTGATACCTGAATCGGTTTTAGGTGTCTTGAAAAAAGGTCGATTTCCCTTCCAAGACAAACTTTTGACGATATGGAGTGTATTAGCATCTCTGTCAATGTCTTCATAGCACACAGCTAATGCCTCACCTCGTCTGCATCCAGTCATTAAGACGAACAATGCAAACAACCCAAAAGGCTTATCAACATTATCAAAGATTATTCTTATTTCTTCCTCTGTCGCAATTCTACGCTTTGTTGACTTCTTCCCTTTTGCTTGAATATAATCACAGGGATTGCTTTCGATGCCAAAGTCACCTTTTCTAATGGCATAAGAAAAGACACTCGAAAAGACCGCAAGGTGGTTTCTTTTGGTTTTTGTAGTGTATGATTGTGGTAAACTGTCAATACACCGTTGTATATCAGATGGCTTGATATTTGCGACCATATTGTCTGAAAAAGTTTCAGATAACACTCTAAGTGCGTGAGAGTATCCGCTTTGCGTTGACTCAGATAATGTCGGTAGATACTCCTCTTTATAATCTGTTAATAATACACCAAGCTTTTGACTTTCCTCAACTTCCTGCTGATATAGCAGGATTTTTTTATTTAACTCAGCTTTAGTTTTGCCGTAGAAAGTCTTACGCTTACCATTAATGGTTATTGACTTTTCATACCTTCCATCGGCTCGTTTTTCGGACTTCTTTTCAATTTTCTTTCCACAGTAACAACAAAACTTACTGTTGGTCGGAATCTCTTTCTTGCATTTCTTGCATTTTATCGTTGCTATTTTCATTTTCGACATCTCCGTTGTTTCGTGGATAGCCGAAGTGAGCATCAATTCGCCTTGCAATGAAGAGAGTTAAAAAAGCGAAAACAATCATAACAATTGTTTCAAGCACACTTGCACAAAGTGCAGAACTTGCATCATATGGATTAGCATTCGACATTATTGATATTGATAGCGGTTTTTCAATTAATGACAAAAACACAATTCCGCAGACAATAACCACCCAAAACCATCCTGAATGCTTTTTTTCTTTTTTCATAGTTTTTTTACTCCTTTCGGCTATACTAATAATAGTATAGCATCTGCCTTAATAATTATTATAACTACACACAACAACATTTGTCAACATAAAGGAGTAAAATTTATGAATACAAAGTCAAAGGTTATAGCACTTATCAACAATATTGAGGATGAACAACTTTTGAAATTCATTTACAATCTAATAACCAAAGTAATAATTGAGCATATCTAAACTGGTGTAAATCGACCAGTTTAAAAAGCAAGTTACAGGCAAGTTAAAAAGGTAAGTAGGATTTTTCCTACCCACCTTTTCTGCTACCCGAAAACTTTTTTGAAGTAATCTTTGATTGCGGTTCTTTGCTCAGGTGTCAATTCAAGATATTCTCTGATTAACTTTTCGTCAAGGTCATCAATTGCGTATCTGCCTTTAATCGCTGTGATGATTGAGTCATCAGATTCCATCTTCATTTCACCGTTACCGTATTTGAGCCAGTCATAGTTGACATCAAATTGCTTGCAAATAAGTAATAATACTGATTCTTTGATTGAAACTCTATCTCTTTCAATATTATTTATTGCATCTCTTGTTGCTCCTAATTTTTTACCAAACTTTTCTTGACTCATTTTGTTTGTTTTGCGTACAAGCTTAATCCGCTCAGTAAGGTCACTCATATTGTCCCTCCTTTCACATATTATTATAACATATATTTTGAGTAAGTCAACCCAATAAAGAAAAATAAAATTTTATTTTTCTGTTCAAAAGGGTTGACACACTCAAAAAATGGGTTTATAATGGGTTTATCAACCACGAAAGGGGATGCAAAATGAGTAAAATGGATAAACTCGTTGAGAATGTTACTCAGCGTGAAAAGGATGCCGAAGAATTTGCAAAAATCGTTGATGAGGCAAAAAAGAAAGGTGCATCCGCAGATAAGATGGCTCTCGTTATGACAGCGTTCAAACTTGGCTATGCAGTCAAAGAGAGTGAGGTGAGCAAGTAATGGCACGAGAGAAAGAAACTTACCGTTCAATCCTTGATAGGCTCGATGAGAGATTCCCAAACAGAGAGCTTATCTCGCAGAAAGACTTTGCGGATTTCCTCGGTAAGAGCCGATTCTTCATTTATAACAACTTTGAAGACATCAAGATTGTTGGTGGCTATCCCAAAACATCAATTGCGAAAACGCTTGCGAGGTGAGCCGATGTACGCATTTCTTGTGTTATGTATTGTGCTTACAATGGGTGCAGTTTTTATCTGCGACACCAAAAAATAAAGGAAGGATGAACACTATGACGGAAAAAGAATTTATTGACAGTCTTAATGAAGAGGCTGTTATCATCAGCAAGGCTGAGTATGACAGATTGAAAGGCGGTGAAAACAATGGATAAGTACGGTTGCGGTAACTGCGGTCATACTTGGAATGACAACGAAGAGCCGACAAAATGTCCGAAATGCAAAGACTGGGATATATATCCTATTCTTGTATGCGAGGACTGCGGTCTTGAAGATGCAAAGGAAGATTTTCCTTACAACCGACTGTTTGACGGTATGTGTGCCGAGTGTTTCCAGAAGAGTATATCGGATAGTAAGATAGTTGATTACATCGTTTGGTATATTAAACTTTCCCTAAAAAATAAAGGATATAGTGATGTCAATGCTTGCGAGATTGTCGATTACTCATACAGTTTAGATTTAGACTATGGAACAGATAATGTTGCGATTTTCGCTTTGTTAACTAATCTTTATAGACTCTTACACTTAGAGGGTAAATGCAGAAACGAAAAAGAAGAAATCATCATTGAAAATGCAAGAGATTGGGCTTTCAATGACTTAGATAGCTTTTATGAATGGTGGTGTGAGTGTGGGCGAAAATAAATTCACAGTCGGTCAGGTTATGGAACTTGTTAAAAGATACTATTTGACCGATTGGAAAATTGAAGGTTCAAGGACAGGTAAAACAATTTGTACAAACTATTACCGCAGTAATATATATAACTTACCACTTTATTTTCACAAAGAAGTATCGTGCTTGACTACGGAAATTTACAGTACCAAACGAAAAGATGAAATACAAGACACAGTAAAATCAAGGCTTGTAATTTCAGTTTCAGACGAATAAAAAAAGGAGCAAAAACTATGAACTTGTATGAAATGACCGAAACGGCAAAACAGTTAATGCAGTTATTCGAGGATGGCGATATTCCCGAAGATGCTGTCAATGACACTCTCGAAGGTATCGGAGTGCAGGATAAGCTTGAAGATTACTGCAAGGTAATCAAATCTTTTGAGTATGACTCAGATAATATCGACAGAGAAATCGAAAGACTCAAGTCGGCTAAAGAACGCACACAGAAAGCTATAAGCAGGCTCACGAAAGCAGTTACCGAGTATCTTGCAACTACGAAGAGCCGTAAAGCAACGGCAGGTACATTTGCTTTATCATTGAGAAAATCGGAGTCGGTTCAGATTACCGATGAAAGCAAAATACCTGAAAAATTCATCGTTACCAAAACAACGGTTAAGACAACTCCCGACAAAACCGCAATTAAGAAATTTCTTAAAGAAAACGAGGAAAATGCGGTTGAAGGTGCGATGCTTGTTGTCAACGAAAATCTTCAAATTAAGTGAGGTGTGATAAGTGTCAATCTATGAAAAATTGCTCTCAATTCAAACCGAACTGAAAGTACCAAAATCACAATACAATAAATTTGGCGGTTACAATTATCGTAACTGCGAAGATATCTTAGAGACTCTCAAACCTCTGCTAAAACAGCATAATGCAACGGTACTGTTGACCGATGAAATTGAAAACATCGGTGACCGTTTCTATGTTAGAGTGAACGCAACTTTTATTGACATTGAGAGTGGAGAAAAAGTCACGGTTTCCGCTCTTGCAAGAGAAGACCTTTCAAAAAAAGGAATGGACTCATCTCAGGTCACAGGCTCAACATCATCGTATGCACGGAAATACGCTCTGAACGGTCTTTTTTGTATTGATGACAACAGGGATGCCGACACTCTTAATAACAGCAAAGAGTACACAGCACCACCAAAGGCACAGAAACAGCCTACAAAGCCTGTACAGCCACCAAAACAGGCAAGTAATGTAATTATATGCCCTGTATGCGGAAAGCCTGTACAGCCTGCCAAAGTGAAAGACGGTAGCGGTTACATTCCTGCCGATGTCATCATCAAGCAGTACGGTAAATGTTCTAACTGCGTGAAGGCAGAAAGGCATTCTAATAATGCTTAACAGGGTAGTGTTACAAGGACGGACAACCCATCATCCCGAATTGACTCATACAAAGAAAGGAACGGCTATACTCCGTTTCAGTATAGCCGTGAATGGCATCAATTCAACAAGCTTTTTTGACTGTTTTATGAAAGGTAAAGATGCCGAATCTCACGAACTGATGGGTAAAGGCACAGAGGTTTTCATTGTAGGGCAACTGATGCAAAGAAGGTATAAGCGAAAGAATGGCGAAAATTCGTTTAAGACGGAAGTTTTTGCCGAGGAATGTAATTATATTACTTTCTCAGATTGTGACGGTACAGGGCAAAATACGGCAAGAAATGAGGTGATATACGGTGGTTGAAGGATTCATTATTTTTCCTCGATGGATGTACTCAGACGGAGTGCTGAACGGTGACCGTGACTACTGGTCGGTATGGTCTTATTTGATGTTCAATGTCAATTATTTTGACACGCAAGTCATCATCAAGAATGAAGTTTTGACAGTACATAAAGACCAAATTTTCACAACTCGAAGAAAGATTTCAGAGGCAATCGGAGTGTCCGAAACTAAGGTTGACAAGGCTTTGAAACTCTTTGAGAAAGTCGGTTACATAAAAATGAAGTCGGACAGGCGAGGACGGCTTATTTCCTTGACTTTTGAGGAATTGCGAACCAAACCGCATACAACACCCTCACAAGAAAATGTCAACTATTGTACTGATGCAGTACAGCCTACCGACAATCAAGAGTGTTGCAACGCAGACGGTGAAACACCGCATAGCAATGCGGAATTTGGCGGTTTTGAAACCGAAACAAAACCAAAACAAAACCAAAATAAAGCCGAAACAAAACCAAAACAAAACCAAAACGCACACACAAAAGAAATAAATAAAGAAATAAATAAGGGAAATAAAAGAAATAAAGATATATTGTCGAGCAACCTCAATACCGTGAAATCTGTTGTCGATTACCTCAACGAAAAGTGCGGAACGAAATACAAACACTCGTCAACTGAAACACAACGGTTGATTGTCGCAAGGCTCAACCAAGGTTTCAGTCTTGAGGACTTCAAGCAAGTAATCGATAACAAGGTTGCCGACTGGGGCAATGACTCGCAGATGTCAAAATTTCTCCGACCGCAAACGCTGTTTAGTAATAAGTTTGAGAGTTACCTCAATCAATCGGTTGCCGTTCAGAACAAGTCGGTTGACTCTTGGCGAGATTCATCTTTTAACATTGAGGATGTCAGCGGTTTTCATCCTTTGCCCGATTTTTAACCAAATCAAACGAAGTCACAAATTTCATGAAAGGAATTTGGAAATGCCAACTAACTGGGATGCAGTCAACGCACAATGTCCGTTCTACTTGACGGAAACAATCAACACGATTACCTGTGAGGGGATTATCGGTCAGACCGATGTACACGGCTTTCACTTGCGAACAGTTAAAGCAGAGCATAAGAACAAGTTTTGCAATCGCTGTTTTAAGCGATGCAAATACTATATCGCTTTGATTGACGAGAAATATCCCGAAGAAAAACCCTCAGCAAAAAAAAGATGAAAAATCTACGATGCGTGAAATGTGGCAGAGAGTTTTATTCTGCGACAATTCAGAGATGCAAATTCAGTAAATCGGGAGCGTTAGTGTGTATGTACTGCTGTCAGCGGAACTGCAAATACGCACAACCGCATCCGAATGGAATGAGGTGTGGATACAACAATGCAAAGCAAATACAACAACCGTAAAGTCCGATGTTTGGGCGAAACCTTTGATAGTATGCTTGAGTGCGAAAGATACAAGTATCTCAAAGCTCTTGAACAGCAGAAAGTCATATCAAACCTACAGAGGCAAGTAAAATATGTCCTCTTGCCCTCTCAGAAGGATTCTAAGACAAGAAAAACAATCGAGAGGGAAATTACATACCTTGCCGATTTCGTTTACGAGAAAGGCTCTCAGACAATTGTAGAAGATGTCAAAGGAATGAAAACGGATGTCTACAAGATAAAGCGAAAGCTGATGCTTTATTTTCATGGAATCCAAATCAAAGAAGTTACAAATGAGGTGAAAACTTGGGCAGTTTAGAAAATAACGAGTCGATATCCAAAGAACAGTTGATGTTTGAGAAGTGCAAGGGCGATGTTAAGATACCGACATTCGATGCACTCAAGGTTCAGGAAAGACTTAAAAAAAGCGTGTTTAATCGTTTTCAATCGATAATGTCGGCATACAATCTGACTGGCATTAATTTTTATAAATTCCTCGGTCGAGGATATCAGCTTAACCTTCCGTATCTTACGATGCAGGACATAACATACGCTCTCAAGGTTACACCGTCATACCTTCTCTGTATTGACGATGTTAACAGGTTTGAGGAATACAGGGCAGGATATATATCACTTGGTGATATCTTGCACTACATATATGAAGAAAATATGATGTCTGATGTTGAGTTGGCTAAGGCACTTGAATGCTCGACAACATCACTTGGCAAAGTAAGACACGATGGTGTCCTTCCTGCAAGGAAATTCATCTATAACCTTGCAAAGCAGTTTAATCTTGATGTCAATAACCTTTACGGTTATTTCAAAAAAATAATTTTCAAAGGAGCAAAAAACAATGAAAAAAGGAATTAAAATCACAATCAAAAACGGACTCTACAAGGTAACATTGGCTAATGTCAACGGCAAAGAAATGATGCTTTCAATCGGCACTTTGTTGCAGAGCGTATATAACCACGCAAAACAAAACGGCGTTGAGGATAAATTTGAAAAAGGTATACGCCACATTGTGGATAATGTGTTTGAAAACTCATTCGCCAAAGATACGACCAACGGTAAAGATTCCAAAAGTTACGAAGCCTCTTTGAAAAGCAGAACGGATGAGTTAAAAAAACTTATTGACTTTGCAAGAGAAATCGGTGTCAAAAATGATGAATTGCTTTCGGCGGCAGAAAAGGCAACCGAAATTGTATCAGGCTATTTTGATGAAAATATGAGGGGGTAAAATCATTATGAAAGGTTATAAAGCATTCAACAAAGGTTTAATTTGTAGAGATAAACAATATGCAGAAAACACCGTATTTGAAGAAGAAAGTGCAGAAATTTGTAAAATCGGAATGCACTTTTGTAAAAACCCACTTGATACCCTTGATTATTACCCACTCATTGATAATAAAGGTAATATCACAGAGTTTGCGGAAGTTGAAGCACTTGACAATGCTAAAACGAATGATAACAAAAAATTTTGCACCAAAAAGTTAAAAATCGGTGCAAAATTAAATTTGTCACAGTTTATAAAGGCGAGCGTTGATGTCACTTATCAAAACATAAAATCTGAGGTTGATAAAAAATTACTGAAAGCAACCGCAGGTGGTGACTATGCCAAACTTGCAGGTGGTAACTGTGCCACACTTGCAGGTGGTGACTATGCCACACTTGCAGGTGGTTACAATGCCACACTTGCAGGTGGTTACAATGCCACACTTGCAGGTGGTTACAATGCCAAACTTGCAGGTGGTTACTATGCCAAACTTGCAGGTGGTAACTATGCCACACTTGCAGGTGGTTACAATGCCAAACTTGCAGGTGGTTACTATGCCAAACTTGCAGGTGGTAACTATGCCACACTTGCAGGTGGTGAAAACTCAGTAATTGTAGGAGATAACCACAGTATTGCTAAAGGGAAAAAAGGCGCTGTAATTGTACTGATTGAAAGGGATAATAATTGTAATATCATTGATTTCAAGGCTATACAGGTTGACGGAGAAAAAATCAAAGAAGATGTTTTATATAAACTTAAAAACGGTGAATTTGTTGAAGTAGGTGTGAAATGAAAAATTTTTTTAACCGAATGTCCGATACAACTGTTTATCGCTACGCAACAGGATTTACGATTGCTGTCTTATCAGCGTTAAAGTCAACACTTATGTGGGTTCTTGAGAGAGGCTCTCTGTTTCTCGGCATCACCGCTATTATAGCAGTGACTGCCATTGACAATCCTGCTTACAGATTTATCGTGCTGATAGCGTATGTTTTCATTGCACCGATTTATGCGTTTCTCTCACTTTGCAGAAAGGAGAATCGCAAAAATGAAAGCTAATTGGAAAGCACGCAACAAGCAGTACAATGACCGACAGAAAGGTGAAATCTTTGATGTTGGTATTGGCTACGGTCTTGAGTTAGCCTCGGTTGTACTCAATCATCATTTTGGATTCGGAGCGAAAAGATTGTATCAGCTTAATATTGAGGCTCTTCATTACATTTACAAGATGAAGGACGATGCAGAGCAGTACACCGAAGAATACAAGGATAATGTCGAGTATGGCTCAATTAAGATGCACAGAGAGTTTGAAAAAATTATGGCATTAAAATACAAAGGCATTGACTATGGCAAAAAGCTGAAAAATACAATCGACAGCGGAAGTTATTTGAATACAGAAATTGAGGTGGATTAAATGAGTAAAGAAGAGAAACCAATCTTGAACTTGCAGAAGGGTTGTCCGTTTTGTGGTAACACGGATTTAGTCTCAGGATATAACCCGACTCAGAACGAGGTAAAAATTGCTTGCAAGGGTTGTAATTATTTTATTACTTTCAAAGTAGCACCGCCTATGTATGTGCCATATTTAGCGGAGGCGGTATGGAATTCAAGAGCCGATGAGAAAAAGCCAACAGCGGAAAATACAGAATCAACAGCGGAGGCTATCTTATCAGAACTCAAGGATATTAAGTCATATGTAGCTGAACTGGCAGGATATAGTCTTGAAAAATGATAGACTCTGAAAAAATCAAAAAAGCGTTAGATGCAATGGATAACGCAGACCTGCAAAAAGAATATAACCCTATTGCAAGCCAAAAACATATGGAAATGATGTTGAAAACAGCAAGACCATATCTATACAGAAAATACAAGGAGTGGCAGAAAGAAAATGTCAAATAGAAGTTTGTTAGGTTGCTTAACAGCAATCGCATTAGTTGTTATCGCAGTTATTGCTGTTCCTGTGATAAATTTCAGCAATGACCACACATACACCGTAACAATCACCGATAAAGAGCGTGTGACAACACAGGTTGCCGAAGGTCAGACCGACAGCAAATATCTTATTTACGGTGAAGATGAGAACGGCAAAACTTATGTTTTCGAGGACACAGATACATTATTCAGAGGAAAATTCAATTCGTCTGATGTTTACGGTGCTTTAAAGGAGGGCGAAACCTACGAATTAACGGTTATCGGCTTTCGTGTCCACATCTTCAATTTGTATGAAAATATTATTGATTTTAAGGTGGTGAAATAATGTATCACGGCATCAAATACAAAGGCTTACGCTATAAGCTCTTTTCTTTCCGTTGGAAACGAAAAAATCGCAATTGGAAGGACTGTCCGAAAAAACGCAAGGCAATGAAAAAGGATTGGGAAAGGAAGATTAATAATGATTGATTGTTCAAAAACTAAAAACTATTTGAGCGCAAAAGCTCGAATGACGAAAAAGCATAAATTAAATGGTGGTGCATATCTGTGCGGACTTACTTGTGCTAAATGCCCTTTAAGTAGTTTAAATAATGGAACAACCGATAGTATGTCATGTTCGGACTTTGAGACATTCTATCCCGAAAAGGCAATCGAAGTTGTTCAGCGGTGGAGCGATGAGCATCCGCAAAAGACATTTCTTACGGAGTTCTTGAAGAATTATCCGAACGCTCCGCTTGTCGATGACGGAACACCTAAAGGTGTATATCTACGTGCGTTAGGACTGATGGACATAGATAATTGTGACGATAACTGCGTTAAATGCTGGAATCAGCCTATTAAGGACGGTGAAGAGTAATGGCGTTTCCCGAAAAGCTAAAAGCGTTAAGACTTGAAAATGGCTTAACGCAAGATGAATTGGGTGAAAAGCTCTACTTGAGCAGGTCAAGCATCTCAAGCTACGAAATTGGAAGAAATGAGCCTACCATCGAAACCATAATTGCTGTGTCAGAATTATTCAATGTCACAGCAGACGAATTGTTGAAATAAGGAGTGATATAGAATGAAATATTATTACAAATTGATTAACAATGAAACAAATGAAATAGAGAGCTATATAGAAAGTTCTGGATGTATAAGACCTGAAAACCTTTGTGATATACTTGGACTTAGCGAATATCACGCTGTAAGCTGTACAAAACAAGAATATGAGGAAGAGGCATATGATGAAAATACCTGAACTAAAAATCAAGCCCTGTCCGTTTTGCGGTTTTGGTGCAGAAGTGGTAAAGGTCACATATCCAACAGGTAGACAAGGTTATGAAATCAATTGTATGCACGAATACAAATGTTATTTATTTTGTGCGACCGAAACGGCATATTGGGATTCAGCAGAGGATGCCGTAAGAGCGTGGAATCAGCGTGAAGAAGGTGAGTAAAACAAAATGAAAAATATTAAAATCTTGACAGCAAACGATACAGTAAATGATTGCTTGAAGATTGAGCCAAACAAACACAGCGACACAGACTTAGCTTGGCTCACCGAATTAGCAGATAAGTTTCCTGCGGAAGAGTTACAGAAAATGTATGAATCAATTAACGCACGCAGAGAGAAAGATGATGCGGAGTTTTTTGTTGATAAGGCTGTTGAAAAGCAGATACCTATTTCCCCCTCAAATAAAGCCTATTGTCGCTCTTGCGGTTCTAAGCTTTCAGGAAGTGAAAATTTTTGTTCCAATTGCGGACAAAAGCTGAATTGGAAAGGAAAAGAATTTGATTTACTCTTCGACGATTTGACTGATGAATTGAACTTAATTGAAATCGAAACATCCGTTCCAAAGGTGCTGATTTATCCGAATCTTATCTATTTCAAGCAGTAGAGGTAAATATAATGGGTAATAGAAAATCTATATCAAAGCATACAAGACTTAAAGTATATCAAAAATATAATGGTCATTGTGCTTATTGTGGTTGTCAACTTGCATTAAAGGATATGCAAGTTGACCATATATACAGCGTGTATTGGTATAACGGTGCGAACGATATTGAAAATTATAATCCTGCTTGCAGAATGTGTAATTTTTACAAGTCAACAATGCCTATTGAAGATTTTAGAGAGCAGTTAGGAAAACTAACATCAAGACTTGAAAAGACTTTTATTTATCGTTTAGCGAAAAAATATGGGTTAATTCAAGAAGTTGAAAAGCCTGTGAAATTTTATTTTGAAAAGGAGAATGAGATTAAATGAAATCAGTAATGAAAATTAAACTTGATGACGGTGCAAAAATGCCTAAAAAGGCACACGCAACAGATGTTGGATATGACATTTTCTCGCCGATTGATGTAGTTGTACCTGCTCACAGAAGTGTATTTATTGATAGCGGAGTACACATTCAGATTCCGATTGATGTTGCAGGGGTTCTGATATCGAAGAGCGGATTGAATGTCAAGCACGGCATTACCTCAACAGGATTGATTGACCCCAATTACACAGGCTCTATCGGTGTTAAACTGTACAACAACAGCGGTACAGATTATCGTATCACCGCAGGGGATAAGATTACTCAGATAATGTTTATTCCATATATAACAGCCTTTTTCAAAGTAGAAGATACTCTGGATGAAACAGAAAGAGGCGATGGTGGCTTTGGCTCAACAGGTAAATAACTGCTGTTATAACTGCTCAGAGAGGTATCTGAGATGTCACAGTAATTGTGAAAAGTACAAAGCATTCAAAGAGGATGTACGGAAGAAAAATAATTACATATGGGAGCATATCGAATCACAGAATGCTCTTGCAAGCAGTATTATAAGTCGCAATCTAAGGAAAAATAAAAATCGCAGATAAAGCAAAAAGAGCATCTCATTTTGGAGATGCTCTTTTTGTTCTGCCATAGGAGGGTGAGAGTATTGCATTTATATCAAGAAGGTAGTTGTAGAAAGGCAGGACGGACAGCCTGTTAATTGTTGTTGTGTCACAATTGAAACACACTGAAAGATGGTGTAGTCGGATGCCCTGCCGAAGTCACGCAAACAAGTCATCGGACAACCTCTGTCCGTCCGAGTCATCAGACGATGACAAACAATGAATCACAACAGGAAAATGACTCCTGCTGATTTAATTATAGCATATCTGTTTCAAAAAGTATATGTTTGAAAGTTTATTTTTTGAGGTTAGTATTACAACCAAAAAAAGCACATAATGAAGTCACTCACAAGGTAACATAACGAAAGCGAAGTGATGAAATTGAACCCCGAAGTTATCGTGTCGCTTTTATCCCTCACAGGCACGGTTATTGGCTCTCTTTGCGGTGTGTTGGCAAGCAATCGTATGTCAAGCTACAGAATTTCAAAGCTTGAGGAAAAGGTTGAGAAGCACAACAATCTAATCGAGAGAACATACAGAATCGAACAGCACAACGCTGTTGTTGACGAGGAAATTAAGGTTGCCAATCATCGGATTGATGACCTCGAAAAAATCAGCGAAAGGAAAGATTGAAAATGAAAAAGATTTTTACCAAAGAATGGGCTAAGGCAACGGCTGTCAGAGCTATTAAGACTGTTGCTCAGACTGCTATTGCAACAATTGGTGTGTCTGCCGTTATGACAGATGTTAATTGGGTTGCAGTAGGCTCTGCAAGCCTTTTGGCAGGTGTGTTGTCGGTGCTCACATCGGTGGCAGGACTGCCCGAAGTATCAGAAAGCGAGGAATAATTATGACAAATGCAAATTTTATTGAGCTTGCAATCTCAGAGGTACGCAAGTATGTTTTAAATCACTTAGATAAGTCAGATGGTACACCTATTTTTGACATCTTTGTTGTGTGGTCATGTAAGACTTTGCAAAACCACAAATGCCTTATCAGCACAACATTACCCGATGGTATGTATTACGAATGCACCTACAACGGCGATAAGAACGAAATGTATCTTGACGCATATAAAAAGTTTGAAAACAAGAAAATCATTTGCGAAAGTGAGGAATAGTAATGAAAGTTACTGCTATTGATGTCAGCTACTGTCAAACAGGAGTTGACTACAACAAGGTTAAGAACAGCGGTATTGATGCTGTAATTATCCGTGCAGGATTCGGTAAAGAAACCTATCAGAAAGACTCTGAATTTGAAACACATTACAAGAACGCTAAGAAGGCAGGTCTTGCAGTCGGTGTATATTGGTATTCCTATGCCTATTCTGTTGCAGAGGCAAAGCAGGAGGCTAAGGTATGCCTTGCGTGCATCAAAGATAAAACGCTTGAATTACCTGTATATTATGACCTCGAGGAGAGCGGTCAGACAAGGCTCGGTATGTCTGCTCTGACAAACATTGCAATTGCTTTTTGTGATGCTATCAAATCAGGCGGTTACCGTGCAGGGGTGTACAGTAATCTCAATTGGCTCAACAATTATCTTGATTATAAAAAGCTCCGCAACAAGTACAGTATTTGGCTTGCTCAGTGGTCGAGTTCTCCAAGCAAGACTTGCGATATTTGGCAGAACGCAGACAACGGCAGAATCAACGGCATTAACGGCAATGTTGACACAGATGTTATTATCAACAACAACATAATCAAAAAATCAAGCACGGGAGATGAAGAAGAAATGATTAAATACGGTGAACACAATACGGCGATACTTGCGTTCAAGAAGCAGTTGATTACACTTTATAATATGAAAATCATCAAAACAAAGGTCGATAACTCAAACGGTTTCGGTGACGGCACTCTTAAAGCTGTAAAAGAGGCACAGAGAGCAGGTGAAATTACTGCTAATGGTATCGTTAATGAAAAAACAGTCAATGTGATTTATCATCTTATCAATGATTGCAATTGGGCTAAAGATAAGAAAATTGCAAATGCCAAAAAGGCACTTGGCTGATGTTAAATATTTCGCACCGTTGCAAATTTTATGTGGCGGTGCGGATATCATAAATGAAGAATTGGGGTGACGAAAACGGTAAATTTATATCAAGGCGATTGTCTTGAAGTGTTGAAAACTTTGCCCGATAACAGCGTTGACTTATTGATAGCAGATCCGCCATATAAGCTAAAAACAACGGGTGGCGGTAGCGTTAATAAGATTAAGAAATTAAACAAGTCTTTAGAGGGGGTTGAAAAAGCAAAAATAACTAATGGATATGACATTGAACTTTTTGCACAAGAATTTTTGCGTGTTATGAAAGAAATCAATGCTTATTTTTGGTGCAATAAAGCACAAATATATGATTATTTAAAATTTTATGTCGGACAACTTAAATGCAAATTTGATATTATTTGCTGGCACAAAACGAACGCTTTGCCCACCTATTCAAATAAATATTTAAGCGACACCGAATACTTACTTTATTTCAGAAAAGGAAAAGGTAAGTGCTTTCCCCACAGTTACGAGGATGCAAAAACATATTATTTAAGCGTTTCAAACCTAAAGGACAAAAAAATGTGGAAACATCCGACCATTAAACCTCGTTACATTACTGAAAAAATAATCCGAAACAGTTCAAAAGAAAATAACACTATTTTAGATCCGTTTATGGGAAGCGGAACAACAGGTGTTGCCTGCATAAATACAAACCGCAAATTTATCGGCATTGAACTTGACGAAAAGTATTACAAAATTGCTGAGGAAAGAATAAATTCAGCGATTAAACAAACTACATAACAAAATAACAAACACATAATTGCAAAAAAAAGCACTCGGCTGATTTTTGAAAAAGTATTGACTTTTTAAAAATTGTGATGTATCATAATATTGCGTAAGATTTTGTTTTTTGCTTACGCATAATTTTAGTTCTTTTTTTAAGCGGAAAAGGCTCAGTCAAAAGCTGAGTCTTTTCTGTTGTTTACGCACAAAAAGCTTGACTGCAAGCCTAAAAAGTAGTATTATATAAGTGCGGAAGTTTGTTTTTTTAATTTCTACTGTGGTAGATTAGTTTTTTATCCTTTCTTCCGTATAGATGACCTCGTTTATGTCATAGTGTGCGAGGTCATCTTGCCTGACTATCAACACGCACTTTTTGCGTGCTGTTTTTTAAATTGTCTTCATAATTTCCTATATTTTTTTATTTTACTATGCAGGAAAGGCACACCGTTTATGGTGTGCCTTTTTTGTTTTCTTTTATGACTTTTCTGCGATTTGCAGAAGTTTTTCAATAACTAACTTTTCAACATAAATCGGTGGGTTATGTTTTCCCGACTCCCAATCTTGTACAGTACGATACGGAATAAGTAACAAATCCGTCATTGCTCGCTGTGTCAATCCTGCCTTAATGCGTGCCTCTTTAATTGTCATAAGTTTTCTCCTTTTTGTTTTTTTATTTTGCGTGCCTATCGGGATTGTGACCGTCTGACCGTCCGCATTACCCGACCCGAAGGTCGGTCACTCTGCGATTTATTTAGAATTAATATAGCCACATTTCAAATTACTACAAATTCAAACCGCTTTGCTATTACTTACTCTGCTCTCTTTCTTTTTTATAACTCAACCATAAATGAATAAGATTTTTTCAAAATTTCATTACATACATATATGAAATCCTCTAAACTTAAATTACTACTATGTTTAATAATATCTGTTGCTATTTCCACAATATCATCACTTGTAATATCTTCTTTTTTTGTCTTAGCAAGCATATTGCTATATTCTTCATTGTTGCCATTTGTGTACCACGCTCTTTCGATGCATAAAGCTCTTAATGCGTCGCTTGTTAATCTTCTAACAACTTTATAACCGTATTTCATTTTATTACCTCTTTCTTTCTGCCCGTCCTGCCGATAGCACAGCGATTAGATGTTATGCCAAGAGTGATTGTTTTTGTGTGATTTTCTCACTTCCGAAGAGTTCACGGATTTCATCAAGACTGAATGTTTTTTTACTCTTTTTCTTGTAATCTTCGTTGTGATAATACCATGCTGTTTTCTTCTTGGAAAATCTGAATTTAAGGGCTTTCAGCTGTTCACGGCAATTGTATGTATTTCCTGTTACCCAAACCCAATTACCGCAGATTTCAATTTCAATTCCTTGCAATTTAACAAGCTCATTGATGATTTTTTTGAATTCTTCTGGAGTTTCTTTCACTTCTTCGGAAGTTTCGTACACTTTGCCGTCTGCGGTTGATTTTGCATTTTTGAGAACTGCGAAGAGTTTGTCATATTCAGCATTAATCTCTTGCATTTCTTCTGTTCTTCCACCGCAATCGGGATGATGAGCCATCGCAAGTTTTTTGTACTGCTTTTTGAGTTCTTCAAGTGTTTTTGGATTGCTAAACCATTTTGTGTTTGTCATAGTGTTTTCTCCTTTTGTTTTTGGAGGTTTCCCTCTGTTGTGACTTTATAATAACACGAATTTCGTGCCTTGTCAATAGTTTTTTTGAATTTTTTGAAAAATATTTTTTCGCTGTCCGTTCGCTGACTGTTCGCCGTGTGCGGTTAGCGAATTTTTTTTTGCTTATATAGTATTTAATTTAAACATTATAGTGCAAAAGAGGTGTGACAATGTCATCAAATAAATATCCGTGGGACGAGATTGAACAAGAATATATAAACGGCTTGGAGCAGTTTGAAATCCGCAAAAAATATGGTATGGCAGAGTCAACCCTGCGTAGGCATATAGACGAGTACGGTCTGCGTGAGAAAAGACAAAAAATGACACAAAATGTCTACAAAAAAGCTACAGAACGGATTGAAAAACAAAAAGTCAACAAAATGACAAAGCTTATTAAAGCCTCGGACAAGATGGATGATTTAATCCTTGATTTTTTGAGACGAGAGGGCGATGAGTCAAACGGCTATGATGTTATCCCACCGATGCAGACTAAAGACCTACAGAGCCTATCAAGAGCGTTGAAAGATGCTGTAGAGGTCAAACAGAGTCTACACGGCATTATCGGAAGGCTTGAGGCTGAACGGCTTGCCATTGAGCGTGAACGGCTCGCCCTTGAGCGTGAGAGACTCAAAGCACAGCAGGACAAGGACAACATAGAGCCGACTATATTTGCTCTTTCAGATGAGGCAGAGAGGTACGCAGAATGACAAAGATTAACTATTTAGGTGTACCGAATGACAAGCAAAGACAATTTTTGCTTGCAAAGCAGAAATATGTTGCGTATGGCGGTGCAAGAGGCGGAGGAAAGTCCTTTGCCGTCCGACTCAAAGCTAAATTATTGTGTGCGAGGTACGCAGGAATTAAGATACTTATAGTCCGCAGAACATATCCCGAATTGCTCAACAATCACATTAACACACTAAGAGCAGAACTGGCAGGAATTGCGAGATACAACACACAGGACAAGATTTTTACATTTCCGAACGGCTCAACGATAAAATTCGGCTATTGCAAGAATGACGCTGACCTGCAACAGTATCAAGGTGCTGAATTTGATGTAATCTTCATTGATGAGGCTTGCTTGCTCTCGGAACACCAAATCAAAGCTATTACAGCTTGTTTGCGAGGTGTAAACAATTACCCGAAAAGAATTTATTACACTCTGAATCCAGGGGGACAGAGTCACGGTTACTTCAAACGATTGTTTATTGACCGCAAATTTGGTCAGTATGAACAAGCTGATGATTACTGCTTTATTCAGTCGCTTGTGACGGATAATAAGGCTCTTATGGAGAGTCAGCCTGAATACATTCAACAGCTTGAGGCATTGCCCCCAAAACTCCGTGATGCTTGGCTCTACGGCAGATGGGATGTCTTCGAGGGTATGTTCTTTGAGGACTTTAGGACTGAGGTTGATGTTGCAGAGGCACACAAACTTGGTCTTTCTCCTGAGGATGCTCTCAAATATGGTCGATACACAAATGTGATAGAGCCGTTTGACATACCGCAGGAATGGCGAGTATATCGAGCATATGACTTTGGTTACGGTAAACCGTTCGCAATGCTGTACATAGCTGTAGACTATGACGGACGAGCGTATGTTATTGATGAATATTACGGATGTACAGCGACACCGAATGAAGGTGTCAAGTGGCAACCATATAAGCAATTTGAAATGCTGTCTGAATATGAACATACACAGCCACAGCTTGCAGGTCGGGATATTCAAGGAGTGGCAGACCCAGCAATTTGGGACGGCTCACGAGGCGAGTCAGTCAACGATGTAGCTGAAAAATACGGCATTTACTTTGATAAAGGACAGAATGACCGTATTGCAGGTTGGATGCAGATGCATTATCGTTTTGCATTTGATGAAGTCGGCAAGCCGATGCTCTATGTGTTCAGCAACTGCAAGCACACGATAAGGACTCTGCCTTTGCTTATGTTTGATGAAACAAAAAAAGAGGACTTGGACACAAGTCAAGAAGACCACATTGCTGATGCGTTGCGATATTGGTGTATGTCAAGACCGATAGCTCCTGCACGCAAGATTGAGCCAAAAACACCACAGCCAAATCCGCTGTCGGAAGATAACGAAAGGAAGAATTACTTATGGCATTAAGACGAAAAAAAAGACGAGAAGAAAAGGAACGCAGACAAGCAGAACAGCAGACAGAACTGCAGAGAACGCAGTCTGCTCCCGATAACCGCATCTTATGGACTCAGGACGAACGGAATCAGCTTGAACATATGCAGAATGGCTCAGAAATGCCACAGGATAGCACAACAACAGAACAGACAACACAGATGTTGTCTGATGACAACGCACCTACACAAGGCATTGTAGGCGGTGATACAACAGAGGCGAAAGCCGTGTTGAACCCTGTTGTAACTGAGCGTACAGTCTTACAGGCATATGACCGATTAATGCGGTACAAGACCTACAAGACAAGCCTTGACAGGCGAATTAAAGCGAATGAGGATTATTGGAAACTCCGTCAATGGGATTACTATGACCACAATGGCAACAAGAAAAAAGGTGACAACGAGGTCGCAACAGCTTGGCTGTGGAACTGTATTGCATCAAAGCACGCTGACTTGATGGACGGTTATCCTGAATCAAACATCAGACCTAAGCGTGAAGATGATGTGGAAGAGGCTGAAAAGCTTAAGAGTATTCTCCCTGTTATCTTCGAGGAAAACGATTACGAAAACACTTACTCAGAACTTGCCAACTACATACTTAAACAGGGAGTTTGTTGTGCAGGAGTCTTTTGGGACGGAACTAAACACGATGGACTCGGTGACATATCGGTTGAAAAGATTGACATACTCAATCTGTTTTGGGAGAGCGGTGTGACCGATATACAGGATAGTAAAGAAGTATTTCATACTTCACTTGTGGATAATGAATCGCTTGTTAAGCAATATCCACAGCTTGAAGGCAAGCTCAACAGCCACAAGGTTATATCAGACCAATATCGTACAGATGATGCTATCGACACAGACGGTAAGACAACCGTTGTAGATTGGTTCTACAAGCTGTCTGACAGCAACGGTAATCAGGTCTTGCATTACTGCAAGTTTATAGAGGGTACTGTACTCTTTGCAACCGAAAACGATGCAGAAAATTATCCAAACGGTTGGTATGACCACGGACTCTATCCCTTTGTAGTTACACCGTTATTCCCTGTTGAGGGCAGTATTGCAGGATACGGATATACGGATATCGGCAGAGGTGACCAACACGCTATTGATGTATTGACACAGGCTATGCTTACTAATGCGAGAGTAACAAGCAAGCCGAGATACTTCATCAAGACCAACGGAGCGGTCAACGAGGCTGAATTTGCTGATTGGAGCAAAGACTTTGTACACACAACAAGCAGTCTTAACAATGACTCAATTCTGCCGATTACAACCTCGCCAGTCCCAACCTTCGTTGTGAATATGAGGGAAAACCTCATAGCTGAGATGAAGGAAACACTCGGTAACCGTGATGTGAACAATGGCGGTAGCACTTCGGGAGTCACCGCCGCATCGGCTATTGCGACAATGCAGGAGCAGAGCGGTAAGATGAGCCGTACTCATAACAAGATTATGTACACGATGCACCGCAAGATTACGAATATGGTCATTGAATTAATCCGTCAGTTTTATGATGTACTCAGAGAATACCGTATTACAGGCAAATACGGACAAGAAAAATTCGTGCAGTACAACAACGCAGGACTCAAGCCACAGAAACAGCCGAGCATTCTCGGCAGAGATATGGGACTCAGACTGCCTTGCTTTGATATAGAAGTAACCGCACAGAAAGCCTCACCATACACGAAAATGGAACAGAACGAGCTTGCGATACAGTTGTACAACCTCGGTGTGTTCTCTCCTCAGAATGTCGATATGTCGCTTATGCTGTTACAGACAATGGATTTTGCACACAAGGATGAAATCATACAGATGATAATGCAAAACGGCACAATGTTTGATAAGTATCAGCAGTTACAGAAGATTGCGTTCAACCTTGCACAGCAGGTAGATATGCAGAATGGCACGCAGATGGCTGAACAGCTTGCACAGGCGATTCTCGTTGAAAATGGAAACAATTCCGAAGAACCGAGCGGTAACCTCTCTGTTGATGGCATTACAGAAGACGATACATCCGAAAGGTCATTTATGACGAATGCAAGGGAAAAAGCACAGGCATCAACTCAGGTTAATCAGTAGTAAGGAGAATTCTATATGCTCAAAGTTAAAGTCGATATTAAGAATTACACCGTAACAATGAGAGGTCACGCAGATTTTGCTGAAAACGGCAAGGATATCATATGTGCAGGGGCATCAACGCTCTTGTACACACTTGCAAACACGCTTGAAGAATTCCGCACAGCTATGACAGAATCACCGTCATTCACTATCAGCGGTGAGGGCGAGAAACAGCGTGTTACATACAGATGCAAGCCTAATGAGGAATACGAGACTAATGTGCAGTTAGTCTTTATGACCGTTGCAACAGGCTTTAATCTGCTTGCCGAAAACTATCCCGATAACATTAAGCTGACCGTTATCTAACTCTCTCCCCAAGTTTCTAAGCACCCGATTATGGGTGCTTTTTTTATGTCCAAAATAACATTTTGCTGATGACCGCAAAATGTTCAATTCGTAAAAATGGGTGTTTTTTACGAATTGCAAAATTTTTTATCGTTTTGAAATTGATGGTTTGAGGTGTTTAGTCTTGCAATGCTAAATTGTGAACATAGGCTCGTGACCTTAACCACAGACTTTTTATGGAAGGAGATAGCAATGAATAAGACTATCTCAACAGCCGTTGTTACTGAACTTATGTTCCGTTGTTTCAACATTCAGCTTTTTGCTGACGGTGGCGGTGGTGCATCTGCAGGTGCATCCGCAGGAGCAGGAACAGGTGAAGGCTCAACAGGCTTAGCAGGAGAAACAACAAGCACATCGTTCCCTGCCGATGGCAAAGGCTCTGCACCGAAGATTGTTTACGGTAAGCAGAGTACAAGCAACACCGAAGTCGGTGCTGTTCCCGAAGAAAAGCCGAAAATGACTTTTGCTGAACTCGTCAAGTCTGACGAGTGGAAAGACGATGCCCAGAAGTATATGGACAAAGCTTTCTCGAAGAGATTCAAAGAGCAGGAGTCGCTCAAGGCTGAGAATGCAAGAATGCGTGACATCCTCAACATAGCTAATGTCAGATACGGTCTTGATTCCGCATCAGACAGTTTTCTCGATGACCTCAGCAACAGCATTCAGAATGACACAAAACTGTATGAAGATGAGGCACTTGAGGCAGGATTGCCTGTTGAAGAGTATGTCAAAGTCAAGAAAGCAGAGAGAATTCTTGAGAACAATAAGCGTGAACAGGCAGACAGAGAAAGACAGATATTTATCGACAATCATTGCAGAAACCTTGTGAGTCAGTCGGATGCAATGAAAGAGCAGTTTCCTTCTTTCGACCTTGAAACAGAGATGAGTAATCCTCAGTTTCGTAAGCTCGTTGACCCGCAGGAATTAGGCGGTATCGGTCTTTCAGTAGACAACGCTTACCGTGTGATTCATTACAAGGACATTCTCAACGCTACAGTAAACAATGCGGTCAATCAGACAGCTATCAATACTGCAAATGCAGTCAAAGCTAACAAAGAAAGACCAAGGGAAAACGGTATGAATCACCGTGCATCCGTCATTGTGAAGGATGACCCGTCACAGTTTACTCTTGATGATTTCAAACGCATCAAGGAACAGTTTATTAGGACTGGTGTTGCTCCAAAATTCTAACTTTAAAGGAGCATTATTATGTCTAATATTATGTACAATCTTATTCTCCAGCTTTTTGCTGATGAAACAACCTTAAACGCAAACAAAACATCCGCAAGTGGAATGTCCCCGACAATGAAGACATTCTACGATACTTCCCTTCTCGAAAACGCAAGAGCAGAACTTATCTTCAATCAGTTCGGTGACAAGCAGAAGATTCACGGCAATAAGTGCGAATGGCGTAAATTCAACACATTCCCGAAAGCTCTTATCCCGATTACCGAAGGTGTTACACCGACAGGACAGGCTTTCGGCATGACGAAGATTGAAGGTACAACATCACAGCACGGCGATTACACCACAATCACAGACAGACTTGAGTACGAGGCATATGACCCGATTATTCAGGGCTGTACAGAAGAGATGGGTGCATCGGCAGGTGCGACTATGGACACTCTCACAAGAAATGTCCTTATTGCAGGTAACTCTGTTATGTACTGTCCGAAGAAGGACGGCACAGTAATCTCAACAAGAGATACACTCACAGCAGATTGTGTTCTCACTCCTGCTGTTGTAAAAAAGGCTGTTACTTGGCTCAAGAAGAACAAAGCACCGAAGATTAACGGAAGCTATGTATGTCTTATCCATCCCTCGGTCGCTCATGACCTTACAGAGTCTGACGAGTGGAAAGAGTACCACAAGTACAATGACACAGCACCTATCTTCAAGGGCGAGATTGGCGAACTTCACGGTTGCCGTTTCGTTGAATCAACGGAGTGCAAGATTCACGCACACAACAAACTCGGCATCGCTACATATGACACACTTTTCCTCGGTGCAAAGGCTTTCGGCATCATTGAACCCGAAAACGAGTCAATGCATATGATTATTAAGGACAAGTCGGAAATCGGCGGTCCTCTTGAACTTTACAGCACAGTAGGCTACAAATTCAGCCACGGTGCTAAGATTCTTTATGAGGAGAGAATCCTCCGTGTCGAGTCAGGTTCTTCTTACTCATCTGTCGATGAAGAAAATTGATAAGGAGATTATCTTATATGGCTACAAATTCAAATAAGAATGCAGGTCTTACAGGCAAGAAAGTTACTGTTATTCTTCCTCGTGACCCTCAGATTGAGGGTGACGGAGCAGAACAGGAATTCTTCTCGGTCAACGGTCACAATATTTTGGTGCAGACCGATGTACCTGTTGAGGTGGATGAAATCTTTGCTGAGGTTATCAATAACAAAGCAAAGGCTCGCACTCAGGCGAGGGAATTCATTAAGAAAATGGCATTCAAAGACAGCAAGCCGATGGCTTGATTATGAAGATTAAGAGGCGGTTTTTCCGCCTCTTTTTTGTTTTTAAGGAGATGAAAATATGGACTACATTACAATAGCTGATGCAATTGATATGATTGATGCAACAGTACCGAACAACCGCACAGAAGACGAAAAGATTGCTTGGCTTGACTCTCTCGACAGAATGGTTAAGAACGAAGTCTTTGATACGCACGAAGGCTACGAGGATACAGACTTCATCGGATATGACGAGAACACATCACGCAATCAGCCGTTACTGATTCCAAAACCGTATGCAGTAGAAATTTACAAGACATTTCTTGAACTTCAAATACACCTCGTCAACAAGGAATATGACAGATACAACGCATCCTCAGCACAGTACAGCAACCATTATGATTCTTTCGTCAATTGGTGGCATTGCAACCATATGCCGAAAGAGATTGCTCATATAACATTTTAGGCGGTGATATTATGGCTTTTAATTTTCCACAGCTTGATTCATCCTCTGCACAGCGAGAGTATCAAGAGCAGTTTGCAGGATATAACCACAACATCCGCATCGGTGACACGGAGTTTTATGATATGCAGAATATGACAGGCAATTACTATCCTGTGTTGTCACCGAGAGATAAAAGAGGTATTGTTCAACAGTTTACCAAACCAAAATGTATGGCAAGCCGTGATAACCTCTGCTACATTGACGGTATGTATTTATACATTGACGGTGAAAAGGTTGACCATATTATTTTGACGGACACAGATAAAACAATGGTATCAATGGGTGCATACCTTGTTATTTTTCCTGACAAGGTCTTCATTAATACGGAAGATACATCCGACTGGGGATATCTTGATAACACTATTGAAATAGCAACAGAGGTCAACAATGTTGTGTTTACAATGTGTACGCAAGATGGCACTAAGTATCAGTACCAAAATCCCAAAGACGAAAACTATGTCTATGTAGGTAATGAGTCACCTAATGTCGGTGAGAAGGAAACAGTCGCAAACGGTTACAAATGGCTTGATACAAGCGGTGACACGCACTACTTGAAGGTATGGAACTCAAACACACGGATGTGGTCATCTCTATCAACAACCTATGTGCGTATTGAGTCAACAGGCATTGGTAAAGGTTTCAAGGAAGGTGATGCCGTAACAATCAGCGGTTGTGACTCCTCTTCCTCTTCGGGTAGCGATAAAATCAAAGAACAGATTGATGCTCTTAACACTTCAATGCTCATCAAGTCTATTGATGAAAAGGAAAACTGGATTGTAGTTACTGCAATACTTGATAATGTTGTCACTCAGTCTACAGGTACAGTCAAGCTTGAGCGTGTTGCCCCGATTATGGATTTCGTTATCGAATCAAACAACCGTCTGTGGGGATGCCGTTACGGTCTTAACAACAAGGGCAAAATTGTCAATGAAATCTATGCTTGCAAGCAGGGCGATTTCAAGAACTGGTTCGTATATGCAGGTATATCAACAGACTCATATGCCGTTTCTGTTGGCTCTGACGGTGTGTGGACAGGTGCAATTGCTTACGGTAATTATTTACTATTCTTCAAAGAAAATTGCATACACAAGGTTTACGGCTCAATGCCGAGCAATTATCAGGTAATTGAGCAAAAAGTAAGAGGTGTTCAGAAAGGTTCCTCGAAGAGCCTTTGCATACTTAACGAAACTCTGTTCTATAAATCCGCAACAGATGTCTGTTACTATGACGGTTCATTACCGACAAGCATATCAAATCCTCTCGGTGCGGTTAGCTATAGCAACGCTGTCAGCGGTAGTATTGGAAATAGATATTATATCTGTATGCAGGACACAAGCGGTGTATGGACTCTCTTCGTTTATGATATCACTACTGGAATGTGGCACAAGGAAGATAACATTCACATCAAAGAATTCTGCAAGGTTAAAACAGACCTTTACTTCATCGATGCCGACAGTTATCAGCTTATGACCACAACAGGCAGAGGCACGGCAGAAGATGACTTTGAATGGTATGCAGAAACAGGCTCTATAGGCTATTCTTACTCAGATAACAAGTATGTAGGCAGAATGTTACTCAGAGTACAAAAAACGATTACAAGCCAAATTAGAGTGCGTATTCGCTACGATGACTCAGAACATTGGGAAACAGTTTCATCGATTGGCGGTCACGGCACGAAATCGTATAGCATACCTGTCCTACCTCGCAGATGTGACCACTTTGCAATTCGTATTGAAGGCAAAGGTACTTGCAAAATTTATTCGATTTCAAAGGTATTGGAGATTGGAAGTGATGTATAGTGAATTTTATTGATTTGCCAAATATTGGCAACGGTACAGCCGAGGAACAGCTTGCACAAATACGCAGTTACATATACCGTAACAATGAACAGTTAAACGCAACGCTTGCCAACCTCTCAGTAGATAAGATGTGGGAGCAGACAGCATCGGCTCTGTCTGCATCCAATGGCGATGTTATTGAAGTTAACAAAGACCTTATGAGCCGTTATGCTACCATCCGTGACCTTGTAATTAAGACAGCAGATGTAGTGATACAGTCAGACGAAAAATTCACTTCGCAGATGAACGGTAATTATGTTGCAATCTCTGACTTCGGCAAATATCTTCGTGACACAACGCTCGACATTTCAGGCAGTAGTGTAGGAATTGAATATTTATACAATTATGCATCACAGCTCGAAACAGACCTTGATAATTACAAAGTCAATCAGACCTCTTATATCAAGCAAGGCTTGCTTGATGAAAGCGGAGCAAGTCCGATATACGGTGTTGAAGTCGGTTTGCTCTCGGATTCTTTCAAGTACAACGGCAAGGTTATCGATACACGGTCGAATCTCAAAACAAGAATTACACCAACTGAGATGTCTTGGTGGGCAGAAAACAAAAAACTTTTTTATCTTGATAAAGACTCAGTATATTTCCCTTATGCAAAAATAACTGGCGGTAGTATCAATATCGGTAACGGTACATTTACTGTTGACAGTTTCGGAAATGTCAACGCAACATCAGGTACAATTGGTGGATTGGATATTACTGCTCTTACAGATATGGCTATGGGCATTGATATCCGACCTAATGCTACACTTGTCCGAAAGACAGCTACAGAAGGATACAGCGTACCGAATATTTCTGTAACGCTATCGTCAAGGAATGTTGAAGTGGCATCAACAAAATGGTATATCTCGTCAGACGGTGAAGTGTGGACACAATACACTCAAACTGCAATGAAAACAAATATGATAATCTCTTCTGCAACAGCTTTCAAGAATTCATCTGTTCTGTATGTTAAAGCCAAATCAAAAGACTCAGCGGATAAAACATACATAGCTGTTTGTTCAATCGGGTGTGTATCGGATGGAGAGGACGGTACTTCTGTTAAAATTCTCGGCACAGCATATAAAAAGAATGAAGATTATCAAATTGGCATTCCTTATGACTTGTATTTTGACTCTGATTGTACAAGTATCATTAACAACAGTACAACAACGCTTAACAACGGTGATTCATACATTGTCAAAGGCTATTTGTTTGTGTGGAACAATAAAAAAGGTGCTTTTGTTTGCACAGGTGAAATCAAAGGTAAAGACGGTAAAGATGGCACAGATGCACAGGCTTATGAAATCTATACTGATGTATCATCGGTCAATAAGAACATTCTCGGTACATCTTGCACACCGTCAACAATAAACATTGAGTTTCGTCAAAACTCAGGCGGTAATACACAGCTTGTAACTGCAAGTGAGATAAGAGTATGGAGAATGAACGGCAACAAATCTGTATTTTACAAGTCACAGAAAAATACAAATAATTTCATTCTTTCGCTGTCGGGAGAATTCAACGCATATATAGCAACTTGCACGGCTATCAAAATTGAAGTCGGTTACAATAACAAAGTCTACACAAAGACAATTCCGTTGATTGTATCGGCAGAAGAAATCAAAGCTTGGGCAAAAGTAGAAAACGGTCAGACGGTTATTGACGGTGCGAAAATCTACACAGGCTCTATCACAGCTGAGAAGATAGATATAGCATACCGCAACACACTCGCAACAGGTGAACAGCTTACAACGGCAATCTCCAATGTTAATGACTCGATTTCAGCTTGGGCAAGTAAAATTGACTCCAATACAACGGATATTGCGAACTTAACGGTTAAATCAAACGAAATCTCATCAACTGTTACGCAGAAAACAAGTACAAGCACTATCCAAAGTATTATTCGGCAATCGGCAAATGCGGTTGAATTTGCTTGGAGCGAATCAAAACTTGGCAATGTTATTAAGCTTGAAAACGGTGATATTAACTTTTATTATTTTGGTAAAAAAATGTCGAGTGTTTCAAAATACGGACAGTCTTTTTGGCGAGATAATCTTTCGATTGGTTACATTGGTGCTACTGCATGGAAAACTGCACCATCAATTAAAGGACTTGCGATTAACCTTGATAAAGCTAACGGAAAATTTATTTCTTTCGGTTACGAAAGAGGGGATGCTTATGAAGCACAATTAGCGTTTGCTGAAAACAACGCAATCGGAAACGATAACGAAGGTGTATTTTGCTACGCTGATTTTTTTGGCGGTAACACATTCAACAGCGGTTGGAGTACAATACGCAGATTCTGGCTTAGAGATGTTTCTGTTGAAATGGGATTGCGTACCAAAGACAATCGAAACGGTCAGCTATACAACACGGTTACAGCAGATATACCGTATATCCGAACAATAAAATCAGGGAGTAACGGCTCAATTACTTGGACATATAGCACACTCAAGGTAGTTAATGGGTTGATTACAAGCTATTAAAAAAGGAGAATTTCTATGGACAAAAACATCACAAAAACAGCAGAAGAAATCACAACAAACACACCACCGACAGCACCTGAGTCAGTATTGATTATGGATTTGCGAAACAAATTATATCAGCTTGCTAACTATCCTAATCTTTCACCGACAATTATCGAAATGGCTTTCGGCGAAGTGTACAAGTCTGTGCAGAACAAGGCATTAACAACTGTACAGACAGAGTATGAGAATTACCGCAAGCGAGTCGATGAATTTGAAAAGGAACAGAACCCGAAAGGAGATTAAAGCATATGGCATATGTATATCAGAAATACAATCAGTCGGCAAATGCAACGAATTATCAGAACCGACAGGATGATGCAACAAACCGATATAACGATTTTGCTCAGACAGGCTACACAACAGGGGCAGGTGGTTTCGGTGGTCAGATAAATTCTGCACAGGCTAAACTTAATCAGTTATACGGTAACAACAATCTCTCACAGCAGTTTAAATACGGCAATCAGGGAGCATACAACAAGGCGATGAACGCTGTTGCCAACCGTAAACCCTTTTCCTATGACCTCTCAAATGATACGCTTTTTCAACAGGCAAAAGAGCAGTATCAGAATATGGGCAAGGTCGCAATGGCTGATACAGTAGGTCAGGCATCTGCAATGACAGGCGGTTACGGCAACAGTTACGCAACAACTGCAGGCTCGCAGGCTTATCAAGGCTATCTGCAACAGCTTAACAATGACATCGGTAATTATTACAGTATGGCATTAAGCGGTTTCAATGCCGAAACAGATAGACTTAATAACATTTACAATATGTACGCTCAGGACAGAAGTCAACAACAGAATGAGTGGTCTAACAACTGGAATGTATATAACAGTCTGTACGGCTTGTATCAGAGTGAACTGCAGAACGCACAGAGTAATGACCTCAACGCTTGGGGTCAAAAAGGTACAAACCTTTACAACTCCGCCAATCTTGCGACAAATCAGTACGGTACTGCATCAAGCAATGACATCGACACTTGGAAACAGGGTGAAACATTGCGTGCTGAACAGGCACAACAGGAAGAAACCGAAAGAGCAAACCGTATTGAAGAGGCATACAAGAATGCACAGCTTGCCGAACAAATCAGAGCAAACAAAGCCGAGGAGGCTTACAGACAGTCTGCACTTGCTGAAACAATTCGCAACAACAGGGCTACCGAAAAAATCAATTCATACAAAGCACAAAATTCCTCTTCTTCCAAAAACAAAAACAGCGGTGAAAACTGGTACAATGTCAATGCGAAAGCAACGAGAACAGGCACAACTTCAAACCTTATCAGCGAAATTGACAACAAAGCCAGAAGCTTGCAATACTCCAAATACTCAGGTGACTACACAAAAGCCATTAACGATATTCTTCCAAAATATCTTAATAATGCTTTCGCTAATCATACATTGTCAAGCGGTGAAATCAACTATCTTTCGAGCTACTACGGTGCATCTGACATCGGCAAAGCGTATAAGCGAGCACATAAAACATCAAGCTCAAAAAAATAAGGAGAAAATCTATGAATTACCTCGATTACCTTAAAAAGAAAAAAGATGAAAATGATAATTCCCAGTCGAACACCACGACTGGGAATACCTCTAACTCTAACAATAAAAGCGATAGTTTGCTTGATGCGATTAACGGCAAAAACGGTAACAACGATTATCTTGATTATCTCAACAGTCAGCCTGTACTTGGTCAGGAAGAAGAAGAAACACAGGCATTACACGATATGGGCAATGACGAGGATGTGTTGTCAAGATGGTATGACTCTGCAAGCAATGCAACATCTAAGGCTTATTATGAGAATCAAAACACAACTTTTGATTCTTTAAAAAACAGGGCTGATACAATCTCAAAGTATTATCAAACAGCCGATGCTCTCAAAGGCTCTGCAAAACAGTTTTATGATAAATACGGCTATACTGATGACTCATCAGATATGCAGAGTGCTATCTCTGACCTTAACATTGCAGAAGACAATTTCAAAACTAACGCAAAAGAAATTCAAAATGCAATGTCAGATTTTGACACAGAACAGGAATACAAATCTGCTGTTGCACAGGCAGAAGAAGATGCCAAAACCTCTGATGATTTACAGAATGAATATGACAAGAAGAAAGCCGAGTATGATAGCACTTGGGGCGATTTCAACAAGGAATATGCCGAAATTGGCGGTAGTTATAATAACAATCCCTTCACTACGCAGGGCAAAAACGCAAACAAGAAATTGCAGGAACGCACCAACCAAAGAACCGAACTCGATAACCTACAGAGAAAAATCGACCAAAAAAAGGAACTTGAAAACGAAAAGAAATACTATACTGATTTTCGCAAGCAAAATCCCGAAGTGGCAAAAACTCTTGATGCTTATTATGATATGCAGTCATATGAAGAGAAACACTCCAAAGATGCATTGGATACATATGACAGAGAAGAATTAAAAGAGAAACTCAAAAAAGGTAAACTGCCGACAGATTCCTTATATACCGATGAAGAGAAAAAAGCTATCGAAACTAACTTTAATTCGCTTAAAACTCTCGATGGTTGGAATGTTGACCAAATTTATAAATACTACAAACGGGCAAAAGACAGAGAAAAAGCCGAGAAAGAAAATGAAAATATTAAAGATTTCGCTGATAAGCACCCGATTGCAAGTACGGCTATAAGTACGCTTAATATGATTCCGTCAGCTTTTGAAACCGCACCAAAACAAGTCGCATCAATTATTGATAAATGGACAGGCGGTGACGGATATTATAATCCTGAGGAATCTGCCGTGTACCAAAACAATTTATTGCAACAAGAAGTCGCAAGTAATATAGATAATCCGTTAGGAAGATTGGCTTACCAACAGGGAGTCAGCCTTGTTGATAACGCTATTCGTATGGGTATTGCATATGCAAATCCTGCTGTCGGATTATCTATGATGGGTGCGGAGGCAGCGACACAGGGATTTAATGATACTGTTGAAAATGGTGGCTCAGTAGAGCAGGCTCTTGCCACAGGTCTTGCTTACGCAGGTGTCGAGGTGCTTACCGAAGGTGTATCACTTGGTAAACTAAAAGCTTTTAAAAATGGCGGCGTAAAGGAATTCAAGAGCATTTTAAAGAATGCAGGAAAGCAGATTTTGACCGAGGCATCGGAAGAAGTATCTGCAACGCTCCTTGATAGTGTAGCAGATGAAATCATTAACGGTAGCTTATCTCAGCTCGAGACAGAGTATGACAGATACATTGACAGCGGTATGTCTGAAACTGAGGCAGGACAGGCAGTAATGCTGAATTACGGTGGTCAGATTATACAGGATGCAATTGGCGGTGCATTAATGGGTGGAATTTCGGGTACTGCTGTCAATACATCTCAGTATAGAAGAAATATTAAGGCAGGAAAATCTATATCCTCTCTTGATAACATAGACACAGTTAAGAATCTTGCCAAGCATTATGGTCTTAATGACAGCGTTACCGATTATGAAAGTAATCCGACTGATGCAAGACTCGGAGCTTTGCAGAGCGAGGCATATGAAAAAGTAACAGAAAGTATGCCATCCGAAAAGGAATTTAAAAGAGTCATTAAAAAAGCAAACCTTGCATCGGATGAAAAGGTTGTTGCAAATAAACTTACAAACGGCGAAAACTTGACAGACGATGACCTCGAAAAAATCAAAAAGTCTGAAAGTTTAAAGTCACTTCTTGCAAACGATGTTGTTAATCAAGCAAAAAGTGCAAGATTTAATCAGCAGACTGCATTACTTTCCGCAGATACAAAGCTATTCACACCGAGCCTCATTGAATTTAATGCTGAGAAAAGTGATGCTGATGCAAATCTTAATAAAGCTGAAACGCTCAACAAGTTTCTTTCGGAAAATGCTAAGAATATGACAATCAACACCGACACGGTCAATAAGATGAAAGATGCTTATAACGGCTTGGAAGATAAAATCGAGCCTGATACTTTCGCTATGGAGTATGCGAGATTTTTCAATCAAGGTGTTCGTGCGGTTGCATTTCAGAGTTTGAATAGCACGGTATCACAGTTACCGTACAATGTACAAGTATCAGCTTACGAAGATGGCTTAAATAAGTACACAACGGCACTCAAAGCAGGCAACGCTCTTTCAAAATTACAGCAGGAATGGAAAGACAAAACAAACGGTTACGCTAAAGGTACGGTTGATAACTCTGCTCTTGAAGGTATCGAACTTAACGATGAGCAGAAAGCAACAGCTAACTACATTTCAAAGTTTGCCGATTTTGGCTTAAATGTCAAGTTATATGCCTCACAAGCTGACGAAAACGGTAATTTCTCACTTGAAAACGGTGCGTATAATTCAGCTACTAACACCGTATCAATTGACCTCAATGCTAAAAGAAAAACTGTTGACCAAGCATTAAAGCAGGGTGCGATTATAGCAACATTCGGTCACGAGTTGACTCACATTGCAGAACACGCACCAACAGAATATGCTGAACTTACAAAAGCAATTCGTGATACAGTCGGTACAGATATTTTTAATGCAACTGTTGATAAACACCGTTCAATTCTTGAAGATTACAACAGCAAAAGTTGGCAGAAAATGTCCGAGAGTGAAAAAGAAATTTCAGCAACAAAAGAAGCCATTGCTGAGTTTTCGTCTGACCTCGTTAATCAAAGCAAAATTCTCGAAAAAATGTCGAAAGAAAATCCATCGGCAGGTAAAAAATTTATCAATGCCATTAAGAATGTAATTGCTAAAATCAAAAAATTTATCACAGGTGACCGAGGAAAAACAGAGGAAGCAAGATTACTTGAATCAACCGCAAAAGATTTACAAGGCATTGTTGATAAATACGAAAAAGCTGTTATCGAAGGACTTAAGAATCAGAACGCTAAAATCTACGCAAAAAAATCCTCAACAGAAAGCAATAATTCTATTGAAGAAAATAATACTGAAATTCAGAACAGCACAAGAAGCGGTAGCTTTCTTTCTGACAGCGAGGTTGATAACCAATACTCTGAGGCTATCAAAAATAATGACATTGAAACAGCACAGAAACTTGTCGATGAAAAAGCTATGTCTTGGGGAGCATACTCAGAGGATGGAAAAACCCCAACCAAACTTTATCACGGCACAGAAAGTTTTGGCTTTACTGCTTTTGACCTTTCTAAGATGGATGACGGAGCAAGTATATTCTTGACGAATAAGCCCGAAATTGCCTCTACATATTCAGGTGTTGAAACTGAAAACAATATACAACACACAATAAACTCCATTAAAGCGATAAGCTCTAAAGTTAAATCAATGTCTATTTATGAAATTGAAAAGAGTTTAAACTCGCTCACGCACGATAACACTAATCCCGAATTAAGAGCAGATAATGATGATTTGCATTACTCAATTGTAGATGAAAACGCTGTTAATAAGTTTACGGCTAAAGTTAATTCTGAAATTGATTATCTCATAGATTACTTGAAAGGCAGAGAAGGATATTTTACAAAATTCCCGAAAATTGATTACGATACTAAGTATTCTGATTTTGTAGAAATGCTTAAAAATCGTCAATATAATAAGATTTCAAATCCTTTATTCAATTTAATTGAAAGCACAAAGTTTGACTCTACGGAAGAAGAACAGAAATTTCGGAAAATTGAAAAAGACAGTTATGAATTAGTTAGAATTTTGGAAGTTTATAATAATTCCCCAATAATCATAAGTAAGGATTCCCAAGGCACAATTTTTGGTGTTTTTAACGAAAATAAAGCTAAAGATTATCTAAAAGATAAATTAACGGAACAGGCACAAAAAGGTAACTATTCGTTGTTTGCTAAAATAGAAAATCCTCTTATTATTGATGCCAGCAAAAGTAATTGGAATGAAATTGATGTGAAATCAGTTTTAAACACACCTTTCGGTGATGCAATTAAATCAGAATACGGTGAGGATTATTTCAATTACGGAACACAACACCTTTCAACAAGAGAAGTTTCTAAATATGCCAAACAGGCAGGTTATGACGGTGTCGTTTTCAAAAATCTTAAAGATAACGGTGGTCGCAACAGTAATGTTTCACTTGATACTGCTTCTGATGTTTACATTGCTTTTAATTCGAACAATGTAAAATCAGCCGATGCAATAACATACGATAATAACGGTAAAGTAATTCCGCTTTCAGAAAGATTTGATGGCAATGAAGATGATATTCGCTACAATATTAGTGATGATGATTTTTTATCAGATGATGAATATAATGATTTGTTTGATTTTGATTACAATGAAGAAGAGGAAAATATAGACTTTAAAAAAGCAGTTGATGAAAACCATCCTGAATTGACAATCGAGCAAATATATCATCATTCCGCAAACAATGTTAAAGAGGGTTTGCTTGCAAGTAAAGGTATCAAGCCTGATGCTAAAAAAATTAACAATATGGTTAAATCTGTAATGAGGAGCTACTACATCAATCCTAATGCCGAAATAGACTCTCTTGTTACTGAGTATGTAGACTCTTTAAATGCAGTTATTGACTCCGTACAAAACGATAATTTGGAATTTAATGAGGCTTTTAAAAAATTTGTTATGAAGTGCCGTGAAGCATTGCAATACTCGACACAGCTTGACGAGCAACACGAAGCTTGGGCAAAAGAAATTCGTGATGAATTAAAAGGCACAACCTTGCTTATCCCCGACAATGCAATCGACACAATCAAGGAAAACTATGGTAGTGTCGGAAAATACCGTAAAGCCTTGTTTGGCAAAATTAATGTCAAATTAGAGCATAATGCAAAAGGCATTAACGGCAAGGCAGTTGGTTCGTACATTGAAGATATCGGCTCACACCTTGAAGAGTTAGGCGGAAGGTCACTTATGATAGAGGACGGCTTTGACTGGGACAGCGACAGCGGTTATCAAATGCTTGACCGTATAATGAACTATGAACTTGCACCACATTATGTATCAACATATGGCGGTAATATACAGAGTGAAAGTACAATTGATGCGTCGGCAATACAAATGGCTTTTGATACTACGGCAGAATATTTTAAATTGCAAAGCAAACAAGCCGTAACACAAAAAAATGTTGATAAACGAAAACTTAATGAAGTGACAAAAGCTCTCAAACAAGCACAGGAAAATCAAGAAATTTTGCGTAAAAAAATTATCGAAGAATATGAAGCAAAACTTGCAGAAAAAAATAATATCTCTATACAAATCACTGCAGGTGATTTTCTTTCAACAAGAGAGGCACTCGCACAGGCTCTTGAAACAACAACAATTAACGCATCAGAGCGAAATACCGTCCAGACCTATCAGCAGGGACTTGAGCAGATGAACAAACTCAACGATAAGCTTAATGAGATTGACAGCAAAATCAAGGCTATCAATACTAAAGATAACATCTCTAAGAGCGATAAAGCAGAGATTGCATCACTCAAGAAAGTTAAAGCGGAAACCGAAGAAAAAATCGTAAACAAAGACAAAAGTCTTTTAAAGCTTGAGTCAACTGAGGCAATGCGCAACATCTTGAAATACGAAACTTCTAAGAAAATTGCAAGGGTGCGTGAGCAGAAGAATGAGCGTATCACTGAAATCAGAAAGCAGGAAACGCAGAAACGCAAGGATGCCGTTGCTAAACTCCGTAAACAGAAGAATGATAAGATTGATGATATCATTCTGAAAAACCGTGAAAAACGCAAAGCGGATGCTGAGAAACGCAAGGATAATCAGGACTGGTCACACTCAATTAGTGAAATCAAGAAATACTCGAAGAAACTGTTAGATGCTGTCTTGCATCCGACAGAAAAAATGTATATTCCATACGGCTTGAACGAGCCTATCAAGAGCATTACATCAACTCTTCTTGATTCAATCAATCTTGATAACAATACTAAGATGTCAGACAATCTAAGAAAACTCTCTCAACAGCTTGAACAAGTCAATCAAAGCGATGAGCATTACGGTGATTTTTATAATGCTTACAATGAGGAAATTATCGAGGAAATAAAAGGCTTTGCTGATTACCTTGAAGAAAGGCTTGAAGGTGTCAAAATCAAGAAACAGACACAGAAAGAAAGCCTTATTGAAGGACTCACACACGAAGAGGCTAAGGGAATTGAACAGATTGTCAAAGATGTGTATAACGCAACAAGGGATGCTGTTAAGCAGATTGGCAGACAGGATGCTATTACTAACTATGAGTCAGGTTTAAGGATTATTAATCAGACAAGAGAACTCGGTGATGTTAAGCTTAATGTAATGGACTCATTACTTGACCAAGTATTATCACCGGTGCGACTTATGGCAAAGTACACAGGTTACAATGCGGATGCCGAGCTTATGTATCACATCAACGCTCTTAACGAAGGCACAGAAAAGTACAATATGTTTAAGATGCTCGCTGAAAAGCCTCTCAATGATTTCATCAAAGAAAATCCAAAGGAATACGAAAGCTTTAAAAATGATGTTGTTGAAATCAAATACCGTGACAATAAGAATGTTGCACAGACTGCCAAAATGACAAAGTCACAGGGATTGCAGATACTGATGTCTTGGACAAGAGAACATATAGAAGACTCTCACCTTGACCACATGGAGCGAGGCGGTGTTACTCTGCTTGATGCCGAACAGATAAGCAAAGGTAACTTTGAAAAAGCATTTGCTCAGAGAAAGACTATCAGAGGCATTAATTTAAGTTTCATATCGGCTGTGCAGAGTCAAATGGGAGATTTTGAAAATCATTATCGTGAACTTGCTGAAACGCTTTTCAATGAGGTTTCCAATGCTTACATCAATGACACTTCTGCGGTTCTTCTTCATCGTGACATTGCAACCGAAAAATACTACATACCTTTTGCCGTCAATAAAGATTTCCTCTCAACAGAAATTGACGGTCTGAAATACGATGCGACCATTGTCAACAAAGGAATGCTGAGAGCTACCAAGAGAAACGCACCACAGGCTCTTAACATTGCAGGACTCGACAGCGTTATATCTAAGCATATAAGAGATGTCGGACAGTATTACGGTTACGCTGTGCCTATCCGCAACCTTAACAAGGCACTCAATGTTAAGTTGTTTGACACAAACGAAAACGGTCACAAGATTGCAACAGACTCCGTTAGAAATGCCCTTCGTGAAACCTTTAATTCTGATAAGCCTATTCAGTTTATCGAACAGGTAATGACTGATTTGCAGACATCAAGGAAGTCAAACTCTCAGACCGAAAAAGCAATCAATAAGATTGTTAGGGCAGTCAGAGATAATATGATTACATCGGCACTCAAAGGCTCTGTATCGGTAGTTATTAAGCAGGGAGCATCATTGTACACAGCATCAAGCATTCTTTCAATGCGTTCTGTATCTGTCGGTGCAGTCAAAGGCATTCAGCAGATTGCCCACAAAGGTGGTTGGAAACAGCTTACAGATGAGATTGATACACACACGGCAGGTCACTATATGCGTAGAATTGGCTTGTCATCAATGGAGATTGAAGCGATGAAAGACTCTTGGCTCGGTAAGAAACTGCCCACAGCACTCAATCCTGCGAAATGGATACAGGGTACAGACTGTATCACAACAGCGTTGCATTGGGTAGCAACTAAGGAAGAAGTAAGCCGACTTTATAAGGAACAGGGAAAAGCTGACCAAATAGGCTCTGATGAATATTTCGATGAAGTCACAAAGTTATATGACCAAATCCTTGAAGAAACACAGCCTATGTATGATAGCCTGCATCGAGGTGAAATACAGAAAAATTCAAACGAGTTATTAAAATCTGTATTTATGTTTAAAACTCAGCCATTGCAGAACACAGGTATCTTGTATGATGCAATTATGGATTATCAGGCTAATAAGGACAATGCAGAACTTCGAGATATCAAAAAGCAAAAGCTTGCAAAAGCAGTTTCTTCGCAGATGGTGTCGGCACTTACTTTCGTTGCAATGACCTTTATTGCATCCCTTGCTCTTCATAAACCCGAACGCTACAAGGATGAAAATGACGAGGTCACTCTTTCATCTGTTCTTGAAAGACTCGGTATTGACTGGGCAGAAACAGGATTTAGTGTTCTCGTTCCAATTGGCGGTGCTGAACTTGCATCATTCATTGAAAATCAGATTAACGGCAACGATTATGATTTTGCATCCGACAATGTTGTGTCAATGCTCAATGACTTTACTTCATCAATCGGTGACTTCAATCAGAATGTTATCGTTGCTCTTGCACAAGGTAATTTTGACCTTGACAAAGCAAAAGATGCCCTATGGGGATTATCTGTCGATGGTCTTGCATTTTTCAAAGGATTTCCGTTGAAGAATTACAGCAATATTGTTAACGGTATCTTTTCCAATTTGTCGGATGCAATCAGCGGTCATAGCACTTACTTCGGCTCATCGGGCGGTCGAAAAGGTAGTGAATATGCAAACTCATATGATGCACTTATTGACAATAACCCCGAAAAAGCAAAGCAACAGCTTGAAACATTCTACAAAGAGAAGTACGAAGAGCAGATTGCGAAAGGCGAAACTGCAACCGAGGCAAAGAAAAAAGCACAGACCTCTGTCCGTACTGCACTAACTACACAGTATAAAAAAGAATATCAAAAGGCATTTTTAAATAATGACCGTGACAAAATGCAGAAAATCAGCAAGAAATTGCAAAAATCAGGCTACATGAAGTGGAACGGCAAATCATTGTCAACTGTGTTAGGCGAATGGACTAAGTCGGCCCAAGAAGATTCAAACAAATAAAAACGAATCCTGTGTGGTTAGTGTACCGCACAGGATTGCCCTATAATTATTTAAAGAGGTGATTTAAATGAAGTCAAGAACGATGAAGTTTACGCTTGACTGCTCAAAAGTGGGTAATCAGTTATGCATAGATGGCATCAGGCAGGGCGATGCCAACTCTATTGTATTCATCATTTCACTTGCAAACGGCATCAATTTACTCGATATTGTTGCAGGAAAAGAGGAATCCGTTGTTGTGACAATGTATGGTAAGAAATCCGATGGCACAACAATTGTCCGAGATTGTGGGATTAACGAGGACGGTAACATCACATACACTATCCACACTCAGGACACAACTTGTGTCGGCATCGTCAGTTATCAGCTTGTTGTTACATCTACAAGGGAGAAAATACTTGCATCCCCTGCCTTTAGTACAATGGTCGAAGAACGAAATCTCTTCAAGACTTATACAGTATTGACAGCACAGCCTGATGACTGGGCAGATGGTTACGATAAGTATTATTACTATGAGAATGGCAGATTTTATAAACTGAACCGTTTTGAAAGAGAATCTGCACCCGAATGGATAATCAATAAGTATTACTCAGTCAATAACAATGAAGTTGAAAGCGCATCAGACTTCGATGCTCTTGCATATGCTTTACTCAGAGCAAAGCAGTATTCTGACAAAAGCGAGGAATACCTTGCAGAAGTTAAGAAAAAAGCTGATAAATCTAATACTCTTGCAGGATACGGTATCACAGATGCCCTACGAAACGCAAAAGGCACAGTAAACACAAATAACCTTGCCGACAATTGCGTGTCCTCTAATAAGCTGTCAGCGGATGTTCGGGCAAACATTAACAGCAAAGCTGAATTAGCGAAAGTCAGTCAGCAGTTATCGCTCAAGGCAGATGTTTCATCCGTATATACTAAATCTGAATCTGATGCACTTCTTAAAGCCAAAGCAAACTCGGCAGATGTTGATGCATCTGTCAAAGCAATCAACACAACAATTGCAAACAATCAGAAAAGTGTAAATGCAAGCCTTAAAAGCCTCAACACAGCATTAACCAATAAAGCTGATACAGATGTTGTCAATGAGGTAAAACAGCGTGCAGAGGCAAATACAACGGCAATAGGACTTAAAGTGAACCGTACCGACTTTAACAACACCGTGACCAACCTCACGAATAGCATTAATGAAAAGGCTGATAGCACAGATGTCAACGCATCCATCGCATTATTAACAAGTGTAGTATCAACAAAGTACGATTCGTCAAATATCGAACTTGGTACATCAACGCTTACACCGTACTCTACTCTGACTGATAAAATAAAATCTGCAACTTGCCTTTATGAAAAAATTGGCGATATCGTTATTGTAAATGTCACCGTCATTATGAACGCAACAACTTTAGGCGGAACATCTGCAATATCTTTGCTCAATATGCCGTTTCCAAACAAATCGGATGTGATTGTTCACAATATCGGC